ATTTGGATTGTTATACGAGAACCTACCAGTGATAGTGCCACCCCCATCACCACGTAATTGGTTAATCTCTGCATGGATACGGCCCTTGTGGGCATACTTTATGATGGTATCTATAAAAGTTGTATGTGCTTTATTTATCTCTCTAGCTTTAGCTATTAATTTTACTGTTGGGTGTGGATGATTAGATAAAAAACCTTTTGTAAATGATGGTGCTTTTGATTTTTCTGTTCTGTCATATTCTAATTTTAATTTATCAAACACCTTGGCAATAGATCTAGCTGCCCATATTTGTACATCAACACCAGTAGTTGTTAACACTTCGTGTAATAAATTTTTTTCCTGTTCTACTAATGTTTTCTTTTCATTCGCAGCTTGTTCTTGATTTACACGCACACCGAGAAACCGCATATCTACTAACACAGGAAATAAATTTGTTTCTAATTTAAAAATAGATTGTAAATCTTGTAACTCTATTTCTTTTTTCATTTCTTGCCACAACTCTAAAGTTATCTCAGCATCTTTCTCTGCATAGTTACCAACATACATTGCAGGTAATTTATACATTTCTGCTTTTGCATCTACACCCCATTCTTTTGCTGCTGCATACAATGCTGCTTCGTCTTTACCTTTGCCTATATATCTTCTTGCACAATTATTTAAATCATATCGCATTTGATTCTCATCAACAATTGCTGCAGATATCATTGTATCTACAATTTTGCCTTGTATTTTTAATCCCATAGATCTAATCCAACACACATCATACATTGCGTTGTGAAATATTTTTACAGCTTCCGTATTTAATATGTTTTGAAACCATTTTAAGACCATGACTTTATCCATGTTACCACCACCTTCATGTGCTATTGGAAAATAACCAGACCAGTTATGTACAGCCACAGCTATACCAACTACTTCTCCAACACCTATTATAGCGCCGGAGCCCATTGATTTGTTTAAGTTTGGATCTTTAGTTTCTAAGTCAATTGAAATTTCTTTATGTTTAGATAAATCTGGAAATTCATCTGGTGGTAGCCACTCTGTCTGTGCTTTAAATAATGGTACTTGCATTAAGAATAATCCCTTTCCTTTATCATTTCCAAATAGTGTATTGCCTTATCGATGTCTTGTTCTTTCCCCTTAGCAGCGTGCCTACATATGTACTTTATAGCCGATCCTTCCGCAAAGGGCAACCTGTTCTTGTTTATAAACTCGCTCGGCTGCATGACCATCGATTTATAATGTGATCCTCCAATTTGTTTTTTGTATGCTGTCATATTTTAAAACTTTTATAAATATCCTTTGGTTTGACTACATGCAGATGTTCTTTTGTTCTTGTTGCTCCAACGTAAAACAATCTGTTTTCGTCATCAGGATTTTTTTCATAACCTTTCTGTGTGTTTAGACTTAAATCAGATAACAAAACTACATTATCTGCCTCTCCACCTTTTACCCCATGTATTGTAGAAAGTAAAATTCGTGGTTCTTGATTTAACTTTTCTCCGTTCTCTCTCATCTTTCTAATATAGTTTACATTTTTTTGTGGTGCTTCATCAAATGCATTAAACCAAACATCATCTGTTTTTAATCCAAAATGTAATTTTAACGAAGCAGTAGAATAATAGTTATCCTTATCCATTTCTTTTATTCTAAATTTACTAAAATTATTTTCTCCCATGTAAGATGCTATTCTTTGTATACGATCACCAGTCATTTCTTTACCTGTTCTTAATTTTTCCCAATCCATTATTGCTTCATGTAAATCTTGTTCATATCCTTTCTTAAATTTATTTTTGTAATACAAACCTTTTTTGTATAATGTATTCTCTAATTCATTTAACATGTATTTAGTTCTAGCTAACACTAACCATTTGCCAGAAGAAAAATCTATATCTCTAAATTCATTGTGGTAAGACAATTGTCCTTCTACAGTTCTTGGTTGCCATTCTTTTTTTAATCTGTTGGATACACGACCTATAATATTTATAGCCACATCATGAACAGCTTTAGGTATTCTGTAAGATTGTGTTAAATTTAATAACTTTCCTTTTTGTGTAATAAACCTATTTACATCTGCGCCAGCCCATCTAAATATTGCTTGGTCATCATCACCGGCTATAAAAGAATCTTCTGTTTTATTCCAAATACTTTTTGCCATATCCCATTGCATAAAAGATAAATCTTGTGCTTCATCTATAAACACAACATCAAACCTTGGTGATTTATCTGATCTGGTAAAATGAGATATCATGTCTGTAAAATCTATAAGACCATAATCTTTCTTGTATCTATCTAACTCATTTGCTAAGATGCGCAAATTTTTTACAGATACATCTTGTGTGTGTTCTCTTGAATTAAATTGTTGTTCTGGTGTAATACCTCTTAATCTTGCTAAGTGTATGATACGTAAATAATCACTTTTTGTAGTAAATAAGCCACTAAATTCTTCATCATAATCATTGTAATCTACAAATATTTTTATTTTTTTACCTAAATCTTCGTAGTGTCTTCGTTGCATTACATTTTCTTTTCTTATACCCAACATTCTAAATGCTAGTGAATGCAGTGTTCTAAAATATGGTAGATCATCTTCTGATAAATTAAATCTTTCCATTGCTCTATCTCTTGCTTCGTTAGCAGCTTTCTGTGTAAATGCAAAATAACCTATTCTGTTAGGATCTGTTTTCTTAAGATAGTCCTCTAATAAATTTAAAAGAGTTGTAGTCTTACCTGTTCCAGGTGGTCCTAATACAATTGTTTTCATTTATTTAATCCCGCAGCTCTATATCTTCTTAAAGAATTTTCACTGTGACTAACCCATTCTAAATTTTCAGGCATGTAATTTAAAATATTATTGTCTAGATGATCTATTATACATTTATTTTTAAAATCATCATTAGGTAAAAAAGCTAACCCAACTATTTTATGTAAAGAACATTTATAACATTTTCCTCCGCAGGAAATATGTATAAATGGATAAGGATTATCTTTTCCACACATTAAAGCAGATTGTTTTAATGTTTTTCCTTTAAAATTTTTTATAACTGGAAATACAGGACCCAAATCTTTCATATGAGGATTTATTCCACCTGTTTTATATATAAAATATGTATTTTTAGGTAAACTATTAAAAGGATATTTTCTTGTTTTAAGATTCCTTAAAGTAGACATATCTACTTTTTCTTTTTCTAAAATAATTTGTTTAGGGTCTTGCCAAAGAGTTAATTGTTCTTGAATCATTAAAACACATCCTTTGGTTTAAATTCTTTTGGTGTGTATGTATCTGACTGTTTTTCAAACTCGTCTACCACCATTACATTTCTTCTCTTTTTACCAATACTAATTCTTGTTTCTTTACAATTGCAATACTCAGCCATCATCTGTAATGTTTCTGCATATTTTTCTGGCCATTTTCTACGATTTAAATATTGATGAAAAAATTGTTGAAATATAAAATGATGTTTTTTATCAGAAGTCCACACATTACCACGTTCCATATCCTCCTTAGTTGCACCAGTGCCTGTTCTATCTGTACAATATTCTTCTAAATAATCCATTAGTTGCTCAACTTTAGTTGCACCTTTTGGTGGATCTACTTCTTCTACGTTTGCTAATAAACCATCTATGTATTGACCAAAATCTTTTGGTTTTACAGCAGGTGGTCGTTTATTTAATTGTTCTGCAACAGCTCTTTGAAATAATCTTTGTTCTAATAAAAATGTAATGTCTTCTAACTTAACTCTTTCTCCATCTACGTTTACATAATAATGTGGTTTATCTAATTTTATTTTTTGTAAATCACTTAATACAGGAAATACTGACTGTCCTTGAATACCAAAACTTCTTGTCATGCATAGTTTTTTATCACAATGGTTACACATAGGTTCTTCATTACATTTAAAACCTAGTTCTTTTTTTCCGTGATATTTTATTTTGTCTTGAATAACTCTATCTTCTAATGGTGGATCAAAATATTTATAATTAAAAGCATTATTTTTTTGTCCCATTCTTCTGGCCATTTTCTTTTTGCATACTGTATATAT